CGGAGATTGTGGCTCTCTGATCCTATGTGAGATTAAGGGAGTTCCTAAGATTGTTGGAATGCACACCATGGGAACGGGCCGAAAGTCTGAGGCCTGTACCTTAACTCGGGGTCTGGTGGAATTGCTTAAGAACAAGACAGATGTGTCTGCGGTCGATCGTGGCCCAACAGTGATTCCTGATCGACCTCGGGAGGACTTGGGTGGTCTTAGGTTCAAGGGTAAACTCAAGCCCAAACCTAATGGAATCCCAACGAAGTGCCATTTGACCGACAGTGTCTTTGCTCTCGATAAGTTTCCGGAGATGGAGGATTTTTTAGCTGATGTTAAGTTTTGTCCTGTAGTAATGGGAGGTAATGACCCCTTAGCAAAATTACAAGGCCTATCTACCATGGACCTCCAGAGGCGATTCTGGGCTGACACAGATAAGAAACCGCAATTCAGTCAGGCCCTAGTTGACAGAGCAGCGGATATCGTGATTTCCCGGTTTATGGCAGGGGTTAAGGACTCCGATTCGAGGAGAATCTTATCTTATGACGAGGTTTTGCAACCTGGGGATGATTTTCCTGTTTGCACAATAAGCAGATGTCAACAAGCCCGGGTTATCCATTCAATGTGTGGCCTGCCGGTGACTGCCCTAATGGAGTCCCGATGATGAAGAATGCGAACTGTTATCGATTTGATGGCAAGCAATATCATTGGATTAAATCCGAGGGGCCGGAAGGTAAGTTCTGGAGAGAGACTATCGAGGTTGAAGAATTGTGGCGGCAAGGCCAGATGGACTACCGACCAGAGGTGACTCGACCCAAATCTGAGATGAGAGATTTCACTAAAGATAAGCATCTTAAACCGAGACAGATTTGTCCTCAGGATGCTATCAAGCAGAATTTGAGTGTCAGGTATTTGGGAGCCTTCATGAGTGTTTTTAACCAGAGCTTCCATCGGGGAAGTCCTTGGCTCGTGGGAATAAATCCTTATTCTAAAGATTGGGATAAGTTTATTCGAAGGATGAAGACCGTTTCGGATATTTCTGGTGATGGTGATTTTTCCAAGTTTTGCACAAACTTCACCCACCAAATTGCCGAGGTGGCTCTGCGGATTGTGGAAACGTTTTATGGAGAATCACAGGACGAGGAGCGTAAGGTCAGGAAGATTCTGATCTACGCTCTGTTGACGTCAGATGTTGTGATAGGAAATGAGGTTTACGAGAGAGAGCACATGTTGAGTTCTGGGTCTTATTTGACGACCTTCGTCAACTGCGTTCTGTGTGAGATGATTTTGACTATGGCTTTTCTGGAATTGGCTGGAGAGAACGACCCCAAATTAGCCAATGGTTTCTATATGAACCGCTTGGTAGCTCTAGCCATTTATGGAGACGACAATGCTTACACTATTGATCCATCAATTCATCATTGGTTCAATGGTGAGGCTATTGCTCGTTGGTGCAAAAGGAGGGGCGTAGTCTACACGACCGCCGATAAGACTTTGAACTTCCAATCGAAAGATATTCTCGAAATGGAAATTTTAAAGAATAAGACGGTCATTGGTCCGACTGGATACCAGGCTTGGGCCGAGGAGCAAAGTCTAAAGAAAAGCCTAGTGGCGGTTAGTAATCGCTTGCCCATTGAATCGGCGAGCATAATTAACGCTCTTGGCTGTCTTAGGCGCTTGGTTCCAAGTGGAAAGGAGAGATACGACAAGTATCTCAAGATTCTAAATGCCAGTTTGCGCCGCCGCGGCTTGCGTGACAGACTCCCAGAGTACGAGGATCTCTATCCAGCCTTTGAGAAAGGCGTGCCGATTGAGAATTGTCACCAACCCGGGACTTACGATCCTCGCCTCGCCCAAGCCCTAGTCGAGGTCTATGGGTGTGATGAGGAAAGAAAGGCTCAGGCTGGAGAAGTGAGTTTTGCAGACGAGAATGAAGCCCCAGTCATGAATGCGACCCGGAATCAGACGGCAGTACAAACTGAGTCTCTGAGT